GAGCTTGCTAAAATTAATGTCAAGTACACAAGTGCAGATAAAACACTAGATGGATGTTTTAAACCATTGTCGGAAGTATCATTCTTGCAACGTGGTTTTCGTCGTGTCGACGGTATTACATACGCCCCTCTTAACCTTGAATCAGTTGTTCGCGCATTTAGTGTTAGTGAGATTTCGTCTGTTGTTTCTAGACTAGAATCATTGCAGGGTACTGTGGAGAGTATGTATAGGGAGATTTGTTTACACGATGATGATGTTTTTTCAGATTTTGAGTCTTTCTTGCAGAACGTGGTTAAGGAGTTTCAACTCAAACCACTAGTTAGTAGAGAGACGATAATATTTGACATCTTTAGAGATACTGATGCGTATCTTGGGTATTGGGGTAGGTTGGATGACTTTCCCCATAATTTTAGTGCTGACCATTAGGGTTGGCAACGGGTTTGCACATGTCCCGTGACCAAGTGCTTTTTTAATAACTAGTAATAATAGTTACTAATAATAATAATAGTTCTATCATCTTGTTACTGTTAACAAGGTGCCGTAGTGTGTAGTTACTTAGAAGAGATTGCACGATCAGATTTTTTCGAGAGGATACACTATTGAGTGGCAGCGGGCGCTCCCCGCGAATTTTGCGTGCCAGCAATAGATCGGAACCTATTCCGCCATTAAGGCGTGACGGAGTAGAACAAAAGGACCTTAGTGATGATAATAATTTTCTGAAATTCGAGGAGGCCACGGTTAAGATGGAAACATCTCAAAACTTGGCCGTAGAGGGTGGCGATGATGCTTACCCTCTTAAAAATTGGTTAGAACGTCCGGTTCTGGTGTATACTGGAACATGGGCGGAAGGTGCAACTTTTGATAACACAATTGATGTTTTTTCTTTGTGGGTTACGAAAGTTGCAATGAGCAACAAACTTGCGGGATTTGCTAATATAGCATTTGATATGGATATTCGTGTTCAAGTCAATGGCTCCCCTATGCAATACGGTGCCTTGACATGTAGATGGATAGCTTTGTACGATGCTAATAACAAGAGACAATATGGTCCCACACTTTATCGGCATTTGGGCTTAGGTACGACTGGTACAGCAATGGATCTTGCGTCTCTTTCTACACGTCCTGGTTTTTATCTTGATGTAGCGGATTGTCAAAGTGGTGAAATATCTGTACCTTTCTTTTATCCCAAACCCTTTTTGTCGTTGGTTGCCTCGGTTGGAGCTGCTGAACGTACTACTTATGGACGTCTAATACTGACTTCTGTTTCAGCACTTTCTAGCTGTGGAGGTAACGTAGGTGTTCCTGTTAATGTCAGCGTTTGGGTTTCTATGAAGAACGTTCGACTTAACGGATGCACTCAAAGAGCGGCTCAATCGGGTCCTATATCGGGACCTTTTAGTCTTGCCGCTAGTGCGCTCAAAGCTGTTTCGAGTGTTGCGGCCACAGCTTCCCACGCGTCCTCTGTTGTAGCAGGTGTCGCAAGATCAGTTGGTTTGTGTAATGACGATAAAACTGAATCTGTGATGCCTGTTAGTTCTAAGAAATGTATAGGGATGGCTTCTGCACAGACGGGACAGGTAGTTGACGACACCTCCTTGACGGGGACGTCGCTCAGTATAGAGCGGTATTCAGGTAGTATCAGTGAAGTATGTGCTGTACCTGGGTATATCGGTAATTTTACATGGGGTAGCAGTGTTAATTCCGGTACGAATATCTATGCGTCTTTTGTTTGCCCAACTTTGGGCACTAGATATGCCGTTACTAATACTGCGCCAACACGAACTGGTACTACGGTTTTTGGTCAGCTGTGTCCCATGGGGTATTTTGCCATGATGTTTGGGCGATGGCGTGGCGACATTACTTT